AATATTAGAACGGTGGCGAGCTAAGCTCCGGCGTAGCTAAGGCTGCTGCGTAGCGTAGTGGTTTCTACCCTCCCAGGGGTACACACCGCCGCGCGTGTCGCAAATTGATGACCGGAAGGCCCTCAATCGGAGGTCCGGTGAGTTTTTGGAGAGAGAAACTTAACTTTTTCAGCGCAATACCACGCGCCCCTCAGACACAGGGATAAGGGTATTTTTGGAAATTGCACATTGGGGCACCAATAGGGGAACCGATGTATCGGTGTCCCAATTACCATTGGTGTCCAGATTATTTACCTCTGAGATGAAAGTAGTTTTTTTATTACCGCACAGTAAAATCGTCAGGACGTTTTTACTATTTTAGTTTATTTGTTTTAATTTTATTCTTTTTATTTTTTTATTTTAATTTCTTGTTGATTTTGCTTGTTTCCAATTTACTTTTTTTTTTCGCTGCGCTCCATTTTCTTTCTTAATATATATTTGTTTGGGTTTATGTTTATTATCTTATTTCCTTTTCTTTTTTATTCTATTCTATTTTTATTTCTTCTTTCTAATCCTCTTTCAACTTCTTTTTACCCATAATAATCTGGATTATTATGTCATTAGTAAAAGTAATCATAGTTGATATATATGTCACTATCAAACATACATATCTCCACTACTAGCCATATGAACAACAATGTCACACGTAAATCATTACAGACCATATATCACAATTCCTATCATTATTTAAGAAGACCAAACTCATGTATCATCCACAACAACTAAACATGACTATCAAATACAACAACATGAAGGGTTTGGAGTTCATCATAGATGTCAAGTTACAGGAAGACACTTCAATCCTTGTAAGGATTGAACTAGCATCAACAAAGTCACCAGCATTAGCCAAGAAGAAATTCATGATCCCATACAGACACCATGGGATTATCCCACCATTCGACTTCAACAGTTTAGAAGAAGGCATCAAAAACTGCCTCAAAATAATGTATAAGGAGTCTACAATCGGGGAATTTAAGCAAGAAGATATGGTACAAGTTATAGACATAATCATGATGGAAGAAGCCCCAGTAGAAGATATAGATGTAGGAAATGAATATGATGTATTTATGAATTCAGATGTATGAATACGTATTTATACGTATTCAAATATATGAATTAAATAAAATTCCTATTATTTAAGCCAAATTTATTTATTTAAATAGGCCCACTATACAAAGTCCAATAGTCAAAGCCCATAAATTAAAGGCCCACTTGCATAACCAAGGCCCATTTTCTCTTTCTTTTCTTATGTGGGACCCACCTCAACGGCAAAGACCCCGCTCGCCACCGGT